CTGTTAATTGCGATGGACTTGTAACCTTAAATGGTTATGGATATTTATTCTTACTTCAGCAGCAACAAAATAGAACTACAATTTTAGTAAAGTTTGTTATTGATAATGGAGTTGATGGGTTGGTAGTGATTAGTGGTAATTGTAATTTAACAAGTTTACAAATTAACGCACCTTATAAAGACATAGCAACGTATAGCGTAGCGTTACAAGGTACAGGTGCTTATGGTACAACAGGAACGACAATTAGTCCAAGTGGAACAGTTATTGTTGCTGGTGGTGCGGTTTACACAAAGGGAACTGTTGCAGCTGGTGGCGAAACTACCATTACATATACGGATATGATAGGTAAGGCTTGTCTTTATGTTTCTCGTGGTGGTATTGATGTTCAACAAATATTGATTACAGGAACACCAGTAGACGAGCAAGTTAAATGGGTAAGTGCAACAGGTATTTTGACATTTGGCAGGGTTTTAGAAAGTGGGGAGTTTATTAGGGCATTATTTCAATAATTTAGTTATAAATTAATATAAGATGGCAAATCAAATAGTTGTTTCAGCAGGTGCGAAAGTGAGAAATTTAAATGGAGTTTTAACAGGAACAACTGGGGTAGTTAATTCCTTGCCTATAAATGCTGCTAATGGTATTCCGCAACTTGATGTCAATGGTAAGATTTTAGTTAGTCAGTTACCAAATAGCGTGATGGAATATCAAGGTACTTGGAATGCTGCTACTAACACACCAACCCTTGTAAATGGTACAGGAAATCAAGGAGATGTTTACTTATGTAATGTGGCAGGTACTGTTAACTTCGGTGCTGGTCCGATAGCTTTTGTGGTAGGCGACCAAGTTATTTATTCAGGTTCAATATGGCAAAGGGCTTCAGGTTCAACAGGAACAGTTACGAGTGTTGGAATTACTGAAAGCGGAGATAGTTTAAATATTACAGGCTCACCAATTACTACAAGCGGAACGATAAACATAGGATTCAACGGCACTAATTTACAATATGTAAACGGAGCAGGAAACTTGACAACCTTCCCTACTTTAATCACTTCCATAGGTTTGACTATGCCGAGTGCTTTTAGTGTCGCAAATAGCCCCTTAACGGCTAATGGAACGATTGTAGTAACAGGAGCAGGTTTTGCTTCACAATATATCAGGGGAGATGGTACTTTAGCAGATTTCCCTTCAAGTGGCGGTGGCGGTTCTTCGGTTTCGTATTATCTTAACGGAGGAACAAGTCAAGGCACTATTGGTGGTGTTACTTATTACGAAATGAGTAAAACTGCTGACACTGGAACAGGGGTTGATTTTACTAAAACAGGAGATGGTTTTATAGTAGCTTTCTTAACGGATGCTAACGACCCTGCACAATTAAATATCCCAGCAGGAAATTGGAACTATGAGATTTATGCTTCAATGAGTTCTAATGGTGGTACACCGCAGATGTATGCTGAACTTTATAAGTACGATGGAACGACTTTTACTTTGATTGCTACAAGTAGCAATGAGATTATATACGATGGTGTAAACTTAAATCTTTACACTTTTGCAATGGCAGTTCCAGCAACAACTTTGACTTTAACGGATAGATTAGCGGTTAAATTATACGCTACTAATAGCGGTGGCAAGACTACAACTATTTATACTCAAGATGGTCATTTATGTCAAATTATAACAACTTTTAGTACAGGTATTACTGCATTGAATGGTTTGACTGCACAAGTTCAATACTTTCAAACAGGAACAAGTGGAACGGATTTCAATATTTCAAGTGCAACTGCTACGCATACTTTTAACCTACCAACTGCATCGGCTTCAAATAGAGGTGCATTAAGTTCAGCAGATTGGTCAACCTTTAACGGCAAACAAAATACAATAACATTAACTACGACAGGCACGAGCGGTGCAGCTACATTAGTGGGTGCAACTTTAAACATTCCTGATTATGGTAGTGCATTAAGTGCTTACCTACCATTAGCAGGTGGAACTATGACAGGTGCTATTGTAGGCACTACTTCTACATTTACAAATGGAGGAAGTGGCATAGGTGTAGGTATTACATTAAGCGGTGCTAGTGGTGATGGTTTAAAAATTATTCATTCAGCAGGTAGGGCTTTAAATATAGCATCAAGTGGAGCAGGGTATGGTATTATTATAAATAACGAAACTGCATCTACTTCAGCACCTTTTACGATTCAAAAACAAGGCAGCAATGTTATTACAATGTCCGATACAGGTGCAGCTAACTTTACAGGTCAGCTTACTTTAGGCTCAACTATTACAAACGGAGCAAGTACATATACGCTACCATCATCTTCGGGAACACTAGCTTTAACAAGTGCAATACCTACTAACCCTGTAGGTGGAACAGGAACTACAAACTACCTACCTAAATTTACAGGTGCAAGTACAATAGGTAATAGTCAAATATTTGATAATGGTACTCAACTTGCAATAAATACAGGAAGCCCAAGTGGTTTTGGTACGCAAAGATTTTTAGTAGTTTCTTCAGCCGCATCACAGGTTGCAAGATTTACAGACGGAACAAATGGAGATTTAGTATTTGATTTTCCTTCTTCTACAGTTTCAAGAATAACGGCACAATATGGTACAGGTGGTTCTTTGGTATTTGCAAATGGTACGGGTTTTACACCAAGAATGACTCTTGACGCTTCTGGCAATTTAGGATTAGGAGTTACACCGAGTGCGTGGGCATTTTATAAAGCAATACAAGTGCAAGCTGCTTCTATTGCTAATTTTGATAATGCTGATAATAGTATTATTGGTTCAAATGTATTTTATGGTGGTTCTCCTACTGATTTTAGATATATTTCTACGGGTACATCAACAATGTATAGATTAAATAGTGGAATTCATTCTTGGTGGAACGCGCCTTCAGGAACGGCAGGTAACGCTATAACCTTTACCCAAGCAATGACCTTAAATGCTAGTGGTAATTTAATTTTGGGAAGTGGAGCTATAAGTAATCCTATTAGCTTTATTAGAGTTTTAAATATAAATGGTGGTGATGCGGGTTTAGTGTTTTCTAATACTAATGGTACTGCAAAGAATTGGAGTATGGGTGCTTTAGATAATGGTAGTTTTTCAATATATGATGGTGGTACATTTAGATTTTCAATAGGCTCAACAGGTGCAGCTACATTCTCTAGTAGTGTAACGGCAGGAACAGGAGGATATTTAATTAGTGGCGATAACCATCTTCGATTGAATTGTACTGTTTCACAAAACCAACAAATTCAATATCAAAATAATGGTACAAATAAATGGCAATTATATTTAAACACTAGCGATAATAGTTTTAATATTTATAATTCTGCTCAAAGTGCTAATAACTTTACCATAGCATCCACAGGAGCAGCTACATTTAGTTCATCAGTAACTGCAACGGGCTTTTTTGAGAGCAGCGATAGTAGATTAAAAACACTTATTCAAGATAACTACCAAACAAAAGGCATTGAATTAATAACTCCAAAACTTTACACTAAAAACGGAAAGGTTGAATTAGGTTATTATGCTCAAGATTTTGTTGGGATATTAGATAGTGCTATTTCAAAAGGTAGTGATGATATGTTAAGCCTATCTTATCGTGAGGTATTAGTTGCAAAAGTGTACGCATTAGAGCAAGAAATTAAAGAACTAAAAGCTAAACTTAATTAATATGGCAGATACTTGGGCAGCTAATACATACAATCAATGTGTAAGTTTTAAGGCATTAAAAGATGGAATTACCACAGGTGGGTTTGCAGGTAATTCTTATTCGGCATTGCCTGATACAAGGGAATTAGTAACTGTTGCAGATACGAACACATACATTATTGGAATATATGCTACCGATGGGGAAGCTGGTATTTATTCAACATTTAGCGGATATTCTAGCGGAATGGTATTAACAAAATACGATTTAAGTTGTTGCAAGATATTTAGCACATCGGAAACAACAAGTTCATATTGTGGAGGTTCAACAGGTGAGCAATTCTTATTTGTGCCTTATATAAACACTACAACCGACCCTTGGCAAGCAGGTGCTCAATTATATACTAATCGTGCTTGTACTACTGCTAAAACATTTGCAGGAACAAGATGGATTTATTATTATGGTTATGCTACATCTTATGAAGTAAGTGCAGCAGGTACATTAACAGGAAATACTTTTGCGTGTTAAAAATATAAAATAAAACAAAATGAAACAAATCTCTCCTATCCAAAGTTGGATAAACGGAAAATCAGTAACGGCAACTATCTTTAATATGTATGTAATCGGTGGGGTACTAGGTTCATCTGCATCGTTTTACTATTCGTTATTAGATAATGATTTAGCTAATGTAGCACAAGGTAATTTAACAATGAGTGGTGATGCTTACACCGCTTGGGGTAATGATGATGAGTATGCGTGGAATTGGGCTGCATCTACTGACCAACTTAACCTTACAATTACAGGAGATTATGTTCCATCTGTGCCTGAACCAATAGCAGAAATATATGTCGGAGAGCCTTCTATTTTAGAAGTTGAACCAAGAAGTTCAGTTTTAGGTCAAATAAGACAAGATGCTCCATTAGATGAAATTGTAACCGAATAGTACTAATTTTGGCAAAACCAATATTATGAAACCAAAAGAAAAAGCACAAGAATTATATAATAAATATTTTAGTATGATAACAATTGAAAGTCCAATAGATAGAGTATCATCTATACCGTATGTTAAACAATGTGCATTAATAGCAGTAGATGAAGTTATATTAAGCAGAAAAGATGATAGTCAATTTGATGATACATTATGGGCAGGTGGAAGTGATATGTATAGAATGCACCCAATGTATTTAAACTTTTGGCAAGAAGTAAAACGAGAGATAGCAAACCTATAACAATTAACTATATTTGTAAAAAATCAACAATGAAATATCAACAACTAAACACCCTAGTCGCATCAATTAATGCGGTTATTGGTTCACAGGAAACAAAAGTTCAAAAAAAATTATTCCGTTTGTATGAAAAAGTCAAATCCCACCACGAAAGCTATCAAGCCCAAGTTGAAGAACTCCGCCTTGATAACGCATCAACCGATGATAAAGACATTTTATTATTGGATGAAAAAGGTGGTTACAAGTTTACTAAAGAGGCTATCAAAAAGCTAACTGCTCAAGTAACTGAATTAGGCAACAAGGAGTTTGAATTTACACCGATTCCTGTGGTTAATCAAGCAGGGTTAGAGCATTTTACATTCCTTGAGGACTGGACCATCGGAATTGAATTTATTAAAGAAATAGAAGAAGAATTGTAATGAACATAACTTTATTTATTATTGGTCAAGCCATCATTATCATTGCTGGTTTAATCGGAATCTACGTTAAGATAAGTCTTAAACTAAAAGAATTAGAGATTCGTGTGAGTATGGTTGAAAAGCAAGATGACCAAATCTATAAAAAGCTAGACCATATCCTTGACCAAATAAATAAACTTTCTATTGCAATGCAAAACAAACAAGACCGATGAAGGACATAATAACTGTCATATTAATAATAGCGGTTTTAGTTCTTGTTATGCAACCAAAGAAATCAAATCCGCCAATAATAATAACGAAGTACGATACTATTGTTGAAGTTAAAAACATAGTAAAATATCATAAGGGAAATAGCATCCCTTTTGTCGTTTTAGATACAATCGTTAAAACAAATGAGGTTCACGATACTATACGCATAATAAACGATTATAGCAGTGTATATGCGTATTACGATACTTTAAAGCTGGATTCTGCTCAATATGTTTATGTAAGCGATACAATCAGCAAAAATAAGATATTAGGCAGGGGATATGGGGGTCATTTTGTACAAAAAGAGATAAGAATACAAACCACCAAGATAATGCCACCTAAATTTGCGGTTTATTGGGGTGTTTTAGGCGATTATAGGGAGTTTGACAAGAAAGTGGGGTTCGGCTTTGGGTTAGCTTTTAAGATGCCTAAAAACGGCTTATTTACACTAGGTGCTACAACTAACCAATATTCACTAGGAATTTACAAAAAGTTATAATATGATACCAATTAAATTTAAAGAGTTTGCTTCAAATCCTGTAGTGGGAACTTTGTTTGTCGTTTTAGTAGCCATTGGCTATTTGTACGTTGATGTTCGTAGTACCTTTCAAGGTCAGGCTAAAAACCAAGATGTAAAGATTGAGAAACTAGAAACTAGGCTTGATATTGTTACAAATGCTTTACGCAGATGTGATTCAAGTTTAGCAGCAGCGAGTACAAAACTTTCTACTTTGGAGCAATTAGGTAAAATTCAAAAGATAAACTAATGAAATATTTATTTATTTTATTCTTATTTGGTTGCGGCGTACAAGCACAAAAGATTGACAAGGATGTTGAATTTGAGGAGTTAATGAAGCAAGTAAATGCAACTAATGTAAAATCTGCAACAGTTCTAGAAAAAGCAACTAAAAAGGAAAAACAATTAGTTCAAAATGCAGTTGCAACCATTACCAAAATGCAAAACGATATTAATGAACTAAAAAGTACTATAAAAGTAGATACTATTTACATTCACGATACTATCCAAATAAAAGAGAAAAAGAACTTTTGGGGTAAGGTAAAAACTGATACAACGAATTAAGATGAAGCAATTTTTCACTGAAGATAACGGAAGGTTATCAATGAAGCGTTTATGTGGGTTATTGTGTGTTGTAGCGTTATGCGTTACAATGTATCATAATTCATTTAGTGAGTTAAGTAAAGCACCCAGTGAGGCTTTGGTGTATGCAGTTGCAAGTTTGGCTTTTGGATGTTTAGGATTAACTACGGCAGAGA